ATGAAATTAACAGTCAATAACTTTGGTATCATTCGAAAGGCCGAGGTTGAAATAGGTGGACTGACTGTCATAACTGGTGAAAATGACACTGGGAAAAGTACAGTTGGTAAAATAATCTTTTCTCTCGTTAAGGCATTCGCTAGATATAGAGAAGATTTAGAAGAGAGCAAGGACAACACTATTCTTTCGTATCTGGAAGAAATTTATTTTACACTAAGAAGAATAGTCAATATAACTTATGAATACGACATTCGTGATTTCTTCCAACCAAGAAGATTACAAAATCAATTACGATTGGAATATCACGCAGCGCGTAATGAAGCATTTGTCATGCTTGAATCAATGCGCGAAAAAGGAATTGAGATTCCTATCGATTTCTATCAATTAGTTGAAAGCAACTTTGCAAAGATTGCATATGTTTTAAATGAACCCGAAGATAAGAAAGGTGCAATTAATAGAGCAATAAAAAAAGCATTTTATTCTGAATTTAAAAATGAAATTTTGCAAAAAGGGGAATTCCCACAAAGTGAAGCCACTATATCCATTAAAGATGGTGCTAGTGAAATCATTGACTTAAGTCTTGGAAGAGATGGTACTATAAAGTATCAGGCTAATGATGATTTAGGCTTCAGTGATGCAACTTATGTGGATTCACCAGCAGTCATTCAATTTAATAATCTAGTTAGAACATCTAAAACACTTTTTGATGATACCTCATCAAACCGCTTAACAGTGCCACTTCACTTAAAAGATTTGTCGTCAAAACTCAGTGACTCCATGTACGGATTTCTTGATATTGATTTATTTCAAGAAGATACAGCACTCACAGCCTTAACCAAAAAGATAAATGGTCTCCTTAATGGCAGTGTGGATTATGATGTTGATAAAAAGGATTTTGTCTTCAATCGAAATGGCATTTCTGTATCTTCCACAAACATTGCCTCGGGTATTAAAGCGCTAGGGATGCTTGACCTTTTAATTAAAGGCGGAAATACAAAAAGAAATAGTTTATTAATACTTGATGAGCCAGAGGTGAATTTACACCCTAAATGGCAAGTTGCATATTGTGACATTATTACTTCATTAGTGCATTGTGGCGTAGAAATAATAGTAACCACTCACAGCCCATATATTGTACATGCACTGAAGGAATTTAGCACAAAGAAAGGAATACAAAATCAATTTTATTTGGCAAATAAAATAGGTCTGGGGCATTTCTCAGAGCTTACGGATATTTCCGATAACATATCTTATGCTATAGATCTACTTGCAATGCCTATGCATGAACTCAACAAAAAAACTGTTGACGATGTATTTTCAAAAAGCAATTTTGATGATATGGAATGAAAACATGAGTCATTCAACGGCACTTTCGAATGAGGCGATTCTATATAACGAGCTTTGTAAAGTTTATCCGGGTGAAGTATTGCCTTTAACAAAGATTAGCCATAATACAGCAGGCGCAAGAGATTTTATTGTATCTCCGGAATTAGCGCTAAGCTTTGATGAGGTAAGAAATTGCTCATCTGCTTATGGCTTTGAAAGTAACGAAAAGTCACCAGACGCACTTTTTTTACATGATAATATACTTTACTTTGTTGAGTTTAAAGAAGGTAACCCTAGAAAAGTTGATAAACTGGATATTAGAAATAAAATACATGAAGGTATTATTACACTTTATCACTTTGCCAGAAAACACACTGCAATAACTAAGAATGATTTCTTTAAGCTTAAGATTGCGTATATTGTTTTCAGGAGACCACACGCTACAGGAAATAGTTTCACTGATGCTTTGCAAGCTGCATCGGCAAATTACTTTATTGAGAATATAAAAGGATTCCTCGTCGGAGTTACTGTTGTTAGTGATGATCCCCAATTCTTCGTAGATTTTTTCCATCGCGTAACAGCTGGTAAAATCACTCAGATAAATGTGTTTGATCATCGTGGTAGCGGTACTCTGCAGCTTTATGTCGCTGAAGCCGTTAAGGCAGCTGCTAAGGCGGCTAATCCACAACCTGATGAAGGTGACACTGGGGCTGCAACCGCATGATTGTCGATTAATTTGTTGTTGAAAGAGAGATAGGGGGTAAAGCCAACAACGCTACCCCCATCGTAAATCACTCAAAAAGCATCTCTATGCTTAATATATAGTAGGGTATCTTATTTTCTCCAGGAAATTACCAATAACCGAAAACTTGAAATTAACTGTAAAGATTCTCGCCATGAGTAAAAAATCGCATTTTTAATACATATCTATTTTACTCCTCCAACACATCACAAACAAAATAGAATTATCGAACTAATAAAATAAAAAAACTATCGTTAAACATCTAACCTAACCCCATAAATATATTGGCACATAGTAAGGAATCCAAAATAATAAATGACATGCATTTCTCTTTCTAAAATCAGCAAATTAATGGCCCCACAAAATAATATTCATCATGGACCTCCCTTAGGTACAAAAAACTCCGCGCTACCGACAAACCATTAATCGCCGATAAATAATTTAGTTATTAAAACATATTTGTCTCATAGCTTACGACTCGTTATGCACGTTCTTCAACTTTGAGTACGGCAGCAGCACATCAGTTATCAATGTTATCTAATTCATCAACAGTCCTTATCCCAATTTTGCTGAGTGAACTCCATAACTGGTTAATCTTAATCTGGGGCTCAACGCAACGATTTGAAGCCCCCTTGCGAGTACGAATTTCTAATTTGGGAAACACAAACTCAAAATCAAGGTAATGCTTTGATTCAAGGGCTTCCAGCAAAGCTGAGCAAATCTTCTGCTCTGAAGCGAGGATTAATTGTATGCACATTCAGGTTCACTTTAACTGGTTACATCCATCGTCTGACTATGTTGGTGGCTACGAATTTTGGCCAATAGCTCATCGGTCAATTCCGATACCCACTGGATCGCAAGCCGTTTTTCATCGTCACTGCACTCACTAGCTGCGACAAGCTTAATAAAAAAATCAATACGCTGGAGCTTCAGCGACTCCAAAAGATAGTCCTGCATTATTCCTCCTATCCTAACTGCTTGATAAAACTTCCAATGCTCCCAAGAACAGACATCATTAAGGCCCACACAACAACTGTTTATATATACAGTACATAAGGATATGGAGGTTGTAAAATATTTTCAATCAATCAATCAATCAGATGACTTTATTTGACCATAGCGATCACAGTACTGACTTTGTACCCGAAAACGCTTTTTTCATTCGGTTCAAAAGATCATCCGCCTGCTGTTTAATCTCCACAATCTGGGACGACAGACGTTGAACACCTGCCGCAGCACGGTTTCGGACAGTAAGGTGCCCTTCATCAACCGTTAACACCTGATCGCCAAAGGCAACCACCGCGCCAGAAATCAACGAACGGACCATTCCGGCACTGGCATCCACACCACGCAGAGCCAGCAGCTCACTAATTAGCTTTTCCTGCTCCGTCATAGGTCTGGCTTTTGGCCTCACTTTTACGCGCTTGTTAGATGCCTTTGCCGCTTCGCTCAGCCGCTGCGCTATCACCCGTTTTTCTTTCTGGGATAAAGAGCCCATATCCGCCCAGCTGGCACGGTCATTCATGACCGTGCCGCCAGGATCGGCGCGTTTTTCATCCTCCCGCGGCTCCCGCGTACAGTTATTGACAGAACTCCGAGGGGCGGCGTGGCCGCCTGAAAAATCAAGGTCAAAACCTGAAACGCCGTCGGCCTGACGTTTCGGCACGATTTTGTATTTGGTAGTGCGCGTATGAATCAGCGATTCCGGCCCACGGATCGGGGAATAAACGCCGGAAATTTTGGAGACGTCATCCCCGTAGAGGTTGCCGTTTTCGGTGACTTCATAGCTGAGGCGCACGCGCAGGAGATCACGAGGAACCAGCGGACCACCCTGCGCACTCACGTACAAATCCCACGCACTGCTGTCGGCGGCCTGACGCACTGGCTCAATTTCGGGATGCAGGACCAGCTCACGATCACCGAGGCGACGTAATTCACGCCAAACAGTTACCGGTGCGCCGCCTATTTGCTGGAACTGACGGATCGCCCAGCGAGACGCCCAGGCACTTACGCGGCGGGCCATTTCTTTCAGAGGCTTGCCGGTTTCATCATCCAGATCGTCATCAAGCTGATAGCCATCAATATTTTTTGAAATGTATTTGGCGATATAGCCCGTTGCGCTGCCCTTCTCTTTCTCGATAGGTTTCATTTCGAAGCGGTTTTCAGCGGCGCCAGGCTCATTCCCATCCTCACGCATGGCGTGCTTACGAAAGATTGCTGTTGCCGGTTCGATATGCTCCGGGCGCATGAAAAGCAGGAGGTGCCAGTGCGGGGTTTCGTCGTGGTGAGGCTCAACAACGCGAAAGCCAAACACGCGAATACCATTGCGCAGCCAGGCCGCACGCGTGCGCGCCCATACTTTGCAAAGATATTTCTGCGTTTCACGCGGTGACGCGCCGCTGTATTTGTTGTTCCGGCGCCCGTCGTACTGCATTGAGTGGTATTTGGATGGAGCGGTAAGCGTGAAGAACGCCCCGGACAGTCCGGCCTCATTCGCTAAATCTTCGAACCCACGCATGCGCGCCATCAGTTCACGGCGTCGGTTGGCTGGGTTGGCAACGCTGCCGGCCACTTTATCAATCAGCGATACGCGCTCTCCGGTGTCCTCATCTTCCAGCTCCATCGCTTTAAGAAATTCGCGATTGGCTTTCTTTTGAGCCGTCCACTCCTGCAAGCATGGATCACTGCAGTACGGTGCAGATTTCTTGTGTACGTATCCAGCCGCAACCATCAGATGTTCACGCCAGCGAGCATGCATACGGCGCAGACGATTAAGCCACCACTGCGGAGACTGCAGGCGGGCCACTGCTTTCAGTGCGTCTTCCGCCTCCAGTTCTTCTTTGCAGTAGGCCGTCCAGCACGGGACCGACGTTTTGAGGTGATTGGCAAGAAACCCCATGCGTCCATAACCTGAAAGGGTGGAGAAATGGGGATCGGACGTGCGGGCCATCTGGAAATCAAACTCGCGGTTAAACTCGCTACCCAACAGGTCAGCAAGGTTATGCGCCAGTCGTTTCAGCTCTCTTTTGCCAGCCCAAAGCAGGCGCCAGAATTGTTCACGCAGAGGCAACAAAGCCGCAGGCATAACCCCCTGCGGCAGATACTGCTCGTTGACCTGATCTATACGACTCAGAACGAATCGTTCAAAGGTATTGATTAGCCAGGCATCAGCCGCTTGTTTGCCTTTACGGTCTACCTGTTCAAGTTTTTGAGCATACATACGACGGACAAAATGAGGCAGCGAAGCCAGGCGACGACGAACCGCCCGGCCCCGGTCTGGTGCTTCATCCGTTTCTGCCAGTTCGGCAATCGACAAACGCTTGCGATTGCCGTCCGGCGTCAGATACATGATCCCCGGCGCCGCATTGGCTTGTTTAAAACCGCCGATTGCAGGACGCGGAGCATTCCATGCGTATGGGAAAACGGTGTCAGACATTCTGACACCCCATAATGTAAGCGCGAATAAACGCCGTTGCCCTCACGCCTGCACCTCATAATTCACGCTGCAGTCAGGTCCGGTTGCAGGATCAAATCCAAGCCAGTGACACGATTTTGAGGTAGCAATGATTTCCACGGCAGACTTACCGTCACCAGCCGCAACGCCCATACTGCGGTTTGCGGTAAGGCGGTGATGGGTGAAATTCCGATAAAGGGAGCGAGTAAGTGAGGTGTCACTGTTTGAAACTATGACCGGATGGCCTTCTGACGCGCGGCGCTCAAGAATAGACGCCAGGCGATACTGATCGTCCTCTGTAAAACCGGCAGTGTGGTAATTACTAAAAGTCCCGTCATAAGGAGGGTCGCAATAAATCACATCGCTCGTCTGCAACAAAGACAACGTTTCTTCGTAGTTAGCACAAACAAAGGTGGCTCGCTTCGCTTTCTCAGCAAATGCGCGGATTTCACTCTCAGGAAAATACGGCTTTTTATAATTACCGAAAGGGACGTTGAATACACCGCTTAGGTTGTAGCGGCATAACCCACGATAACAATGGCGGTTTAGATAAAGAAAATATACAGCACGGTGAAGTCGGTCTAATTGCGGATCGTGGTTAAACGCTTCACGCACACGATAATAATTTTCAGCGACAATAAAACTTTCAAAAACCGCCTTAGCAAGATTAATAAAGTTTTCTGTATCTCCTGCAATAGAACGATACAGATTAATTAAATCTGGATTGATATCTGCGACAAGATAATGAGGATAGTCTGTTGCCATCATCACAGAGCAGGAACCCGCGAAAGGTTCAACCAATCGCGGGCCAGCGGGAAGGTGTTTTTTCAGTTCGGACATAATGGCGGTTTTGTTTCCCGCCCATTTCAGGATAGTGCTCATACAACACCTCCGTTGTAGTGCTTGCCTTTAAGTTCTGCGATTTCCTGACAGGTCACACAGCACTGCACGCCCGGAATAGCGCGACGGCGAGCTGGCGGGATGGGAGCATCACACTCCGCACAGAGAACACGGGAAACGCCCGGCACTCTGGCGCGGGCATTGTTAATATGGCGCTCACGATCTTCCTGTTCGCGCTGCTGGGCGAGGTCCATTGAATCAGCCATTAATACAACTCCTGCGCTTCGTTCTGGATTCGTACCGCTTCAACGCGAAGCAGTTCGGCCGCCTCGATATGGCTCAACTGACGTGAAACGATACGCACGGCCAGACTATCCAGACGAGCCGCCATTGCATCAGCACGGCAACGGCGCTCATCCAGGCGCGTTTCATTTAACAAAGCGAACAGACCAGCATCGTCTGGGCCTGTTTTCGTTGAGTGGGTTTTAGTATTTTTCATATTCATTTCCTCAGAACGCGGGCAAAAAAATGCCCGGCGGGTTTACGCCATAAAAAACGGGTTAATTACTTAGATATAACCAGAAACAGGGACAGGCTTACTTTTAATTTGGTTGATAATTTCAGCCTGCAAACCTTCTTTAAATTCTTTGCAGCATTCCCATTCAGGATCGACACGCAAAACAGCACCATCACGGGTTTTAATTTCAAAACCTTCCACCATATTCGGGATGATCACGCCTAGAATAATTCTCAGCTCATTACGAGACATATTTCACTCCTTTAATAATTAAACGAGCAATGCGAATAATTAAAAAAGCTGACGGCTTTGCCGTTTTTGTTTTCAGCCCGTTTAATAATTTGGACTGATCGCGGCACGGATGCCAGCGCTTGCCGTTATCTCCTGCAATCCAGCCGTGGCCGTAGTGCATTGCCGGGCTTTGCTTTACCAGGAGCGAGGCAAAAGAGGGTTCGTTTTTCAGCATGACCACCTCACATAAACCCGAAAGTCGCACTGATACCTGTAACCGTATCAATTGTGCTGGCCATGGCTGGGTTAGCCTGCAGGCGCGCCTGCATGGATATCGCAGCCAGCGCCATAAGGCGGGTGACAGAGTTGATGCTGCTAATCACATCACGGCGGCCAGCTGTAGTCCCTACTTCGCCGGACACAGCACCTGCAGCCACACGACCGATTTCAGCTGTCGCGCTCATGACGTAATGCGGGAGTTTTTCTTTTGCCACTTCGTTCGTAGGTACACACGGCAGGCAATGAATCTGAGCCAGGAAACCATCAACCAGCGTGGAGTCCTCAGTGATATCCGTCAGCAGCCAAATTTCCAGCGGTGTGAGCTGATGGGGCTGCTCAGGGTTAAGCTTGTTGCGCAGGGTCTGGACCTTCATTCCTGCGCGCTCTGCCAGCTTCACCATATTGTGACGCAATGCGAAAGCACGGCAGGCTTCATCAAAGTGTGGATGTTTGGAAACACGATAATCAAACATGATGTAAATCCTTTTCTATCCCAAAATGGAACTATCAGGCTTGCATTGTGACTTCGCAGCCTTGGGCCGCTTCCATCGTCAACGCGAACATGTTGATTTCGATAAGGCTGTTAACTCCGGCTTTTTTCCTGATGGGTAGGCGGTTTTCGCGGATCATCTGGCGGGCATAGCTAGGCTTGTAACCAGTGCGGCGGCAGAACTCATCCAGTGTGATGAACGGCTCAGATACCACAAGGTTGATGCTGGGGCGCATTGAAAAATTACGATTCATGATGCACTATTCCTCAGTTTGTGTTTTAAAACTTCACTATTCGGAACTATTCGCAATCATTCCGAACACCACAAAACCGATGACAGGATCGCATTTTAAACATGTCAAACACAAAAGAAACCCCAAGGGCGATCTCACATTACAACTTCACATCTCAAAGTGGAGGTAAAGAAGCAATTACTCGCATTCTTCAGGCTTATGGATTCAGTACTAGACAGGCTTTGTGCGATCATCTAGGAGTATCTCAAAGTACAATGGCAAACCGTTGGATGCGCGATACTTTTCCGCACGACTGGCTTATTGCATGTCACCTGGATACTGGCGCATCTATGCTTTGGCTTACTACAGGGCAAGGCAGCCCCACCACAAAAACAATCAATGACAGTGGATTGCTTTTGCAATTAAAAGAAATCTCAAACGGGATTTACTCATCATCTGAACAGGTCCGTTATGACGCCTGCCTTATCCCCGCAGATTCAACAGCTCCTTTCTTGGTGAAGTTTGAAAAGGCTTTCTATCTTGTGGATGAGTTCAAGGGAGAAATCAATGATGGAATCTGGTTGATTAAATTAGATGGTTTTCTGAGCATCAGGCAAGTTTATCGCCTTCCAGGCGGGCGCTTACGTGTAGAGAATGGCCCAGCATCCTTTGAATGCACCCCATCGGATATTGAAGTTAACGGTAGAGTGATCAGCAAAACAGCATTTACAGAATGATCGAATACGACTTTATATGGAAATGAGTTGAGGCTACTAGCATGAAAAAATTAATGGCAATCGTAACGTTAGGTTTAGTGTTTTTGGCAACACAGCCCTCATATGCACGCAATTATCCATGCTCAGGGAAAAAAGGTGGCGTCTCACACTGTACATCTGATGGCAAGTTTGTTTGCAATGACGGCACTATCAGTAAATCAAAACGAATTTGCTCTAAAAACTGATTATGGCTGTTTCAAAGTTAGCTAATGGTAAGTGGCAGGCTCAGGTCTTCCCTAACGGTAGGAATGGGCGGCGCATCCGTCGCCAATTCGCCACCAAGGGGGAAGCCATGGCTTTTGAGCGCCACATTAAGGATCAAGCGCAGGACAAGCCTTGGTTAGGAGAAAAACCAGATAAGCGTCGAGTAATCGATCTGGTTGAATTGTGGTTCAACACTCATGGCATTACGTTGGCTGATGGTGAGAAGCGGCGAACCACAATGGTATTCGCCTGCGAGTCGATGGGAAACCCGCTCGCAACCGAGTTTAACGCAAAGATTTTTGCATCTTATCGCGAGCAGCGATTAAGTGGAAAGATAACCCGCTCCACTCGAGTGAAGACGGTTACGCCTCGCACAGTAAATTTAGAACTGGCATATTTCAGGGCGATGTTTAATGAACTGCGCCGGTTGGACGAATGGACCGCTCCAAATCCGTTAGAGAATATGCGCGAGTTTAAAATCAGTGAGTCGGAGATGGCGTATCTTACCAATGAGGAAATTAGAACCCTTCTCGCCGAATGTGAGAAAAGCCGCTCTAAAGACCTAACTACCATTGTGAAAATCTGCTTGGCAACTGGCGCACGATGGAGTGAGGCAGAAGGTTTAAAAGGAAACCAAATCCGCGCCGGCCAAATCATCTACGTTAAAACCAAAGGCAAGAAAAATCGCGCGGTTCCGATAACTGAAAAATTACAGGTTGAGCTACCATCAAGCAGGAAGGCACAGTTGCTTTTTAAACCATGCTATTCAGCTTTTAGAAAAGCTATGCAACGTGCTGGTATTGAGACACCAGCTGGACAGCTTACGCATATTTTGCGTCATACCTTCGCGTCTCATTTCATGATGAACGGCGGCAACATACTAGTGCTTCAACGTATACTTGGTCACACAGACATTAAAGTGACAATGCGGTATGCCCATTTTGCACCAGATCATTTATCAGAAGCTATGTTGCTTAACCCTCTTGATAGGCTGGGTTAATAATGGAAACAAGACCTTTTAATATTTTCATACATAATTTCCGACTCAATAACTTCGAGTAAAAAATTACAAATTTATACTGAGGTAAAAATGAAGTATAGAGAAAGTCAAACTGACTTAAGTTTAAGGAAATGGTTTTCAAATTCACTAGAGCACGCGCTTTTAAGAAAAGTAGCTCTTGAGCACGGAAGGTTACGCTCCTTATCTTCATTTGAAATTAAAATAGATTATCCATTGCTAGCGATAGCGGGAAGAAATGGCTCTGGAAAATCGACTTTATTAGCTATGATTGCTTGTGCTTATCACAGTGTTGAAGATAAGCATATTATGTCTGGAAAAAGAAAGCCTTACTATACTTTTGCAGATTTCTTCATTCAGCATTCCGACGAAGTGCCTCAAGAAGGAATAGCAATAGGATATCATATTGCCCACAACAACTGGACACCCTCTAAGACACTACCCACAGGAAAAGGGATTGGCAGGCAAATACGTTTTAAAAAGAAAGGAGGTAAATGGAATAATTACGACAAGAGAGTCAAACGTCAAGTTATCTTCTTGGGAATTGAACGAATAGTTCCACACAGTGAAAAAAGTCAATCCAAGAGTTATGCTAAGTTATTTATATTTAATGGCTATGAGTTAGGGTGTGAAAATGAAATAAGAGAAAACGTAGGTTATATACTTAACAAAAAATATGATGATTTTAAATTTGTTTCACACTCAAGATATAGGTTACCAATTGTCACACATGAAGGTAAAACAATATCTGGATTCAACATGGGAGCAGGAGAGAATGCGCTCTTCGAAATATTCTCGATATTATACTCCGCAGAACCTGGAGCATTAATCATTGTTGATGAGATCGAGTTAGGCCTTCATGCGGAAGCGCAGGTTAAGCTTATTGAAAGGTTAAAGTCGGCCTCTCATAAAAGAAAACTACAAATTATATTCACCACTCACTCAGATATAATTTTTGGATGTATTCCAGACGATGCCAGAGTATATATTGAAAATGTTAATTCTAAAACCATAATTAATACTGAAATATCTCCTGAATATGCCTTTGGGAAATTAAGCTCAGAAAACTCTCAAGAACTCGATGTATTGGTTGAGGATGTAGTTGCAGCAAAGCTGTTATCAAGTGTTCTTCCTAGTAATATCCGCTCAAGATTGCAAATTGAAGTAATTGGTTCAGCTAGCTCATTGTCACGTCAAATGGCTGCTATTTTTCAAAGGGGAAAGAAAAATAAGGTAATAACGATTTTTGATGGTGACCAAAAAAGATTGTATAAAGACAACCTAAAATGTGCACATTCTATGCTAGAAAAGAACCACGAAGAGTTCACGCAGTGGTTCTCAGAGAATATAAACTACATGCCCGGCGATGAGTGGCCTGAAAAATGGATTATAAGTAAAAATTTAGAATATGTAGATAATCTTTCAATACTAGTAAATGGGGAACCTGACGTTACTACAGCTGCACTAAATCGCGGTACAGGCTCAGAAAAACATAAAGAATTTTACGAAGCTGCGCTATTACTTGGTGTTAATGAATCTGAAATGCTGGATAGATGTTGTATAAATCTAGCGATGATGTGTCCCGACAATGTAAGTTATCTTGTCGATTTCATAAAAAATAAATTATCTGAATAAGCCTGAATTTTTGGATTTGAAATTTGTCTCCGAGTACGTCCCATAAATTGGCAGCAAAGTGGCAGTAGAGCGCAACTCTATTTGCCACTTTTCATCACTATTCAGCTTAGAAAAAACCTTAAAATCAGTAAGTTATTGATTTCATTTACTTCAAATTGGGACTCTTTAAACCTTGTTACTCTGCTTTTAGAAAAGCCATGCAACGTGCCGGTATTCATACACCTGCTGGACAACTAACGCACATTTTGCGACACACCTTCGCATCTCATTTCATGATGAACGGGGGAAATATTCTCGTACTACAGCGGATATTAGGGCATACAGATATTAAGATTACTATGCGATATTCACACTTTGCTCCTGACCATTTGTCTGAAGCTATGTTACTTAACCCATTAAATATAATGGAATCACAACAAAAACAAACCACAAAATAATTTAACACAATGCGTTCCAAACCATGTTAGTATTAAAAAGCATCAACACTGTATAACATCCACAACAAGAAACCAGCAGCAAGGGAGGATTTATTTTGGAATTAGAAAAATTCAGCTCAAAAAAAATTAAGATTACAGTCGATTACTATGATGATGCTCACAGAAATCTTCTAAACAGCACCAGCAGATATGATCAATACTTCATTGACAATATGAAAAAAATAATAAGCGAGGGGGTTGAAGTCACGGGGGCAGAATATTTAATCAATTCCCTGGTATTTAAACAACACACCAACCCCGAGAAGTACACTCAAAGAAATGATTTAATGAGCGCCATAAGTTCTGCCACTCAATATTTCATAGATGATCTTGAAATATCCAACAATTCCTTACGCGTTCCAGCAAATTCAAATCCAGAAGCCGCAATTGTAATGAAAAGGGTTGGAGAGTCTATTGGTCTTTCTGTAGTTTCCAGAATAATTGGGGTTAACGAGGCAGATTGGACTGTCATTCCAGAATTAGGCGTTAAGGCTTTTGATTTTCGATATGCTGCAACAACTAAAGGGATTGTACAGGTCGAGACAAAGGGTACACACTCCATTGATATTAGCAAGAAAAACAATAACATATACTCACACGCCAGTAGCATAAACGATAAAAAAAATGAAATGTCCACTAACAGCAAACACCCATATCCCGGCGACTATAATTATGGAACTATAGCTTTCTGCCCTAAAGGTGGAAATAAAAATTTGAAATGTTATCTACTTGATCCACCATCAGGTTCGTCTAGAGAACGTTTAGCAGAAGCTATATTAGCTAAAAAATTAGGATTTTATTATAGATTTATGAACTTCATATCTCCTGACTCGAAATTAATTAACTTATTACATGAAAGGACTCTTGCATTTGCCGATGGCAAGTTAAATCTTAACACAGCAAAAAAGCTAGATTACTATGGCACAAGCAAGAGTGGGGATTTTGATGAGAGCTTTTTCTTAAATAAAAAAACAATTAAACTTAATGGGTTAAGAGTATCTGGAGATTGGTTCCATCTCAAAAAAAACTACATTGTTTTTATTGGAATAAAAAACTCAATAATCAATGATATTGTTTTACAAAGTAATGAAAAGTTGTCACAACTTAAATATGAAACTTTCTCACACAATAAAGAAATAATATTCAACATACAGACTGGCTATCAAAAACAACAATTAAAAAGGCTTCAGGAAGAAAACGGAAATATTTATAATTCAAAGGTATTGAAAACAAAAGGTAACATAACTCTTTTGGCAAGTGGTGTAGCAATAGGCATATTGAAAGTAATGGATTAAAAATGCCAACAATTATTGAGCCGTAACCTTGTCTACTGTTTAACGTAAATGCCTTATGAGAGGCTCATCCCTACTCATTCTAGTGGCAACAAAGTGGCAGCAGAGCGCAACACTATGCGCCACTATTGAACAATATTCGGCCTAAAGAATACATAACTATCAGTAACTTACTGATTTTTCACGCTTTGAATTGGGACTCATAATCGCTTGGTCGCTGGTTCAAGTCCAGCAGGGGCCACCATATTTCATAACAACAATGTTACAATTGGATAGCCAATTAGTTTGAAATATTTTCATTGCTAAATCATTAGTTTTCCCTTGTTTACTGATTAATATTATTTCCCCTCTAGAAACCTTACTATTTATTTTAAATTCCAGCTTTAAAATACATTTTATAACACAGTAATAATTTAACCTGTTTTTATATTAGTTTAAAAAAAGGAAATGTTATGGCAAAATTACATGATCTTGAAGAACTATTACTTGAAGTAAAAAACAGAGAGTTAATACCTATATTAAGAGAAGCTGTTTCCTGCTATAATATATCATCCTTTAGAGCATGCATAATGCTGTCATTTAACGCATTAGTAGATGATCTTTTAATAAAACTAAAACATATAAAAGAAGTTAATGAGGAAGGTAAAAAGATTTACAATCATATTAATTCTTTGATTGAATCACAGACCTCATTTGAAACGCCATTAATAGAACAGTTGGTCAAATCAAAAATTTTTACAGAACTTGATGGCGAATTGTACAAAACCTTCCAAAAATTCCGGCACAAATCAGCCCATCCATCTGGATATGCCCCCAGTGCAGAATGTGCACGATTTATTTATACAGAAATCATTAACACATTTTTGAGCAAAGAAACATTATTGTCTTCTGATAGAATTGACAATTTGATATCTGACATAGGAGAGAAATATTTTTTCCCAACTACAAATAACGCAGAAAGATCGGAAGTAGCAAAAGAAGAGATAAGTAACATACTTCCAGATGCATATCCACAGATGATAAATAAAATTTATCATCAAGCAACAAAATCTAATGAAGATAATTCCAATAATTATTCAAACTTCCTATGCGCTTTATTTGCATTAGATAAAAACCATTTAAATACATTAATAACAAAGATCGTTATACAAAAAAATATATCTAAATCAGAGCATTCCTATCTTTTTACAACTTTAATTTCAAGTAATCCAATAGCATTTGATCATATAAATCAAACAATGGCCAAGAAACTCATTATCAACTTAAAAAAAAGAATCGAATTAGCACCGAAAAACATAGGGAATAATTTATTATCCAATCCTTACTACAGCTACCTACAAGTATCAAATAAATGTTCTGGTTTTTTAAAAGAAGCAGTTATTAATTCCCTTTCTATATTTATAGAAAATCCAATGAGATTATGTTACTTCCTGTATCATCTAGACAAGAAAGAAGGATTGTTAGGTCGAGGTTCTTATCTGGAAATTCATAAGTTAATAGTTAAAGCTTTGAACAATAAAAATACAGACTTAGTTGATGAAATTCTATCAACTTTCATAGAAGATGAATCACAATGTCTTAAAGGATTTAACGATGCAAAATTATTTGAAATCTCTTGTGCTATAGTTATAAACAACTCAAACAGCATGGTTTCAAAAAAAATAACTGATGATAAATTTGAACAATTGAAATACATAATAGAAAAAACCCATGACCTTTATAAAAAAGGTGATTTTGACAAGTTAAGCCTAGTGCATAAAATGACTAAAGACCAACAAGAAACTTTAGACTCAATATATATATAA